CCGCCGTCGGCGTGTAGGCACATATATTGGAACGCGTCGGCAACGTCCGACCACGGGTGGGATTTTTCTGGTTTTTCATCACGTGCCCCTTTCGTGTTGATTTTGTACCGATACTTACCGGCCAACGCCTGCACGAGCGACGACGCGCTAACACCGTCGACGACGAAACTATACTTCCCGTCCACCACACGGGTCAGATATTTCTCCACCGCAGCTATCCTCGCCGCGATTGAGTTGGTCCTCGCAGGCTTCACTACGAACCCCTCGTTCTTGTATATATCCGCCACGGTTCTCTCGTCCGTCTGAACACGCTGAAACGCAGCGGGATCGATAATAACTATCGCTCTGCGCCCCGGAAATTTGTTACTTAACAACGGCTTGAGCCGTTCTCGCACGAAGCGTAGCGCCCCCATGCCATCAGAGATCAAGCTGTTATAAACAACCAGTCGCCCGTCGTGCGTTACGCTGCCAATCACCGCTGCGGGCGTCAGCCCCGCGTCGACACCGATCAGCAACGGGCTTTCGCTAAACATGGGAGTCAACTCTTCATCTGAGGAGTGAACCGTGCGGTCGAACGATCTAAACACAGGCTGTCCACTGAGCGATTTACCAAACTCAGCGTGTATATACACGTCGACCCAGTCCTCAGTTTTCCCTTGCGCGAGGTTGTCATAGTAGTCGTCAGGTAAGAACCTCGTCCAATCGGCCTCCGGTGCCAACCCGCTGGGCTGTATCGTTACATGCACGTTGTCAGGCGGCTCTGTGAGCAAAGTTTCCCAAAAAGTATCCATATCAGGGGGGTTCGTCATGCCCCAAATGTGCATATTCGACCTTCCATCGTCGGTTACGCACCCCACACCGTTCATCATTTTGTCTGGGTAACGACCCACACGACCCTGCGCAGCGTTGTAAATATCGGGGTGAATCTCCCTAAATTCGTCAAATATGATGAAACTAGCCTGTAAACTGAGCAATCTACGCACGTCATTGGCGTCATCGAGGCCACGAAACAGCACTTCGCACTCAATATCGCCGACTTTTAGGACGAATTTGTACTCAGTTTTAAGGAAAGACCCCATAATTCCATCAGGAATCCACTTCAAAAAGTCAGGAATTGACGTATCTCGCAGCTGTTCTCGCGTATTTCGCACCCAAATGGTTCTAGAACGCCTTATTCCGTCCTTACACGGGGCCATTCGTGCCGCATGGTGCAGGATTTTCATGATGCCAGCCGTAGTTTTAGTCGATCCGACCGGCCCTACCGCCAGAGAAATGAATTTTTCGGAGTAAAAGAACTCATCGAGGCTCTCTATGACCTCAAAGTCTATCTCATGTTGCATCGTCTATTGTTTGACCTTCGATGGTGATGGCATCGGACTGATCTTTGGCACGAGTTATGTTGATGACCACTTGGGGGCCACTTCCACCGGTGTCTAGCTTGGTATCCGGTTCCAGCCTGCCCATCTTATTGAGCATTTTTTGAAACTCTATCCGGGCCGTCGGGTTGATATCGGGGTTTTGCATGTGGCGGAACAAATTATCTAGGTTCACCGCGCCCAGGAGACGGGCGACTGTTTCCATCAATGACGGATCTTGTTCGATAGCCGCAAGTTCATCTGCCGAGAGGATCGGTTTGTGGGTCTGGGCGGGGTCGATAACGTGCTGGACATGCTTTGACATGCTTACGTGTTAACAGATTGGGGAGCTGCGGTCAATGATACACGTTTAGGTTGAATAGGTAAAAATGGGGGTTGCGATACACGTAACACATAAGGGCTGGGTAGGGGGGGACACCCCCTCGGCCACTGGGGGGTCTGTTTACCTTGCGCCATTGTTGAAGCGCTTAAATGCCCTACTAGGTCAAGGTCGCGCTTTGGTCGAATGGTTGGGATTGTTACTTGACCGCGCACGCTATTTGTGTGTCGCGCGATGGGAAGGTTCTCAAGAGTTAACCGCTACTGCATGCGGGGAAACCAGACGGCGTTACCTAACGTGGGTACGTGTAACCTGCTCTTGTCGCTTGTGCGTCATGGGTGCGGGGCACGTGCAGCGGCCGAGCGATGAGCAAGGCAAGCGTGAAGAATGGTCGGATATCCTATGCCCCTCTGACAATGGGGCTTGGGTATCTGTGAGCCTATGCCAGACGTAGGTTCTCAAATACCCAATAGCATTTAACCTAGGAGGACAATCACATGCTATCTCAAAAAGTACTCAAGAAAAAAATCGTTGGTATCAAAAAAGACGCGCGCTCTTTGCGGGATCGTGTTCACACTGTTATCATCCACACTGCTTGCCATGCGTTCGCGCATCGTGACGTCGACTTGTTCACGCAGCTGTTTCGCTCTGTGAGCGGTCTTAACCGGACTGAAATGGTCAAGTTCATCCAAGAGCACGGGCTTGCCAAGTTCCAAGAGGACGGCTCTTTCAAGCTCAACTCGGGCAAGCACAAGGCCGCACGTGAAGAATACGCTACGGTCGAAGCGTTCATGGCAATGCTTGAAAAGCTGCCCAAGTGGTACATGGGTGAAGCTGACGCTGCTGCCATACTCAAGGCTCTTGACGTCAACAAGTCGCTCAAGTCTTTGGCTGACAAGCTCGAGACACCCAAGACTGTCACCGACGCGGATGGCAATGAGGTCACACAACAGATCGTCGTCGACTTCGCACAGTTCCACAAGGACATGCAACGCATCAACGACGCAGTAGAATTGCGCTTCGCTGAGGCAGTATAACCAACAGGGGGGCGCAAGCCCCCCAACAAGACAGCTTAGAGGGCAAAATGTTTTGTCTTGTAAATTGTCTTGTCTTGTTGCTCAAAAAAACCGTGTGTTTTCCGTGAGTTAACTACCACTACAAGACAATAAGACAATAAGACAAACATAGAGAGAGAGATTAGATTTCTTTTCGTCTGTGTGAGTTGTTCTGTTTCGCGGAGCCTCACTCTCAAATCTAATCTCTCTCTCAAACCTTGTCTTGTTGTCTTGTCAGCCGTATTCGCGCAGCAATTACAAGCACTTAAGCGATTTTGCTTTGTCTTGTTGCTTTGTCTTGTTGCTCGTTTTGTCTTATAATTGGAGGATCTTATGCGCCGTTACAACAAATACACCGTGCCTACTGGCAAGGTTTCAGCCAACCGTCGTTGTCTCTCTGAGACACGCGCAACACGTGCGCAGCGTAAAGTCGCAAGACAAAGCTCTGAGATTGCCACAAGCAAGTGGCGCACCGCACTGCAAGATTACTCCATCGTTCAGCGTGACGGACTGTGGAATGTGATCGCGTGGGATGGCCGCTGCCTATTCACTGGCTCATCTCTCACCGACGCCCTCGCCGCTGCGTATTAGTAAGAAGGAACCCAACTGCCATGTTTGTACGAACCATGGCTTACGTTTTACCGTGTATAATTCCGCGTTCTTTGAACGGCCTGTGAACTGCTACGCTTCGCCCAGCCTTATGAGCCTAGAAGCGATAGGATAAACGTAAGTCTATCTAACATATATTGCGGCCTAGCAACCCGCACCCAAACTCATAACAACACTTTAGGTTAGCTCCATGGGATGTTGCGCCGACGATGATGCGATACGCATGCTAGATCGGGCAGACGACGGACAGCCACAACGTTGTTATCCACCGCAGCGCAAGATGTAAAACTGCATGCCGCACAACCCACTGCAATTTATTACCGCCCAACGACGTTGACGTCGTCGGTGTTTTACCGGGTTTCAATCGTAGTCGACGCCAACCGCGTCGTTTACTTCCCGGTCACCTGCCGTCTGACGACGCCAACCGCGTCGCTGTTTGCTTACACGTTAACACATATAGTAGAAGGAACGACGTGATGATTCTCAAAGAGATTTTATCTGAACTGTCAACGCGTGAACTCGTGGGCGCAGTGATAAGCGTAGTGCTGCTGCTCATATGGGCGGTGGTTGTCCTTTGCTATCCAACAATCATGGAGGTTCTTAGATAATGGATTTTGTATATCACTCAGATGCGGGTCACGGTTGGCTCTTTGCCAGTAACGCGCAGCTTGTCGAGCTAGGGTTAACATGCTCGTCTTTTACACGGTATTCGTACCGTGATTTTCTTGGCGTGTATGCAGAAGAAGATTGCGACGCAGCTATCATCGTCGACGCGGCCAAGGCTCAGGGCACAGAGTATGACATCGTGGAGCGCCATATGGATGGCGACCATTGGATACGCAACCTTCAGAGGTGCGCGTGATGGCACGAAATGAATTTACAACATATGACATGCCGACTGCGCTCGCATCGTTTGTTAAAGGCGAGACTGTGTTCGTTTGCCACCCCGACGACGACGATGTGCCCATGCTATCTGAAAAAGATATCAAGGATTCTGATGGGCATTTATTCGTATTAAAAGGGAGGAGTGACCTTTGAATATATTTATCCTTGACCGTGACCCCGCTATCGCTGCGCGTATGCAATGCGACAAGCATGTGGTGAAGATGCCACTGGAAAGCGCACAGATGTTATCCACTGCGCATCATGTATGTGGATCGCCAAGCCTCGACTCATCACCGCTGCCTTTCTACAAACTAGCGTTCAAGAACCACCCCTGTTCAATATGGGTGCGCGAGAGCCGCGCTAATTATATGTGGCTGTACAATCACTTCAAAGCATTATGCGCCGAGTACAAGTTTAGGTACTTTAGAGACCATATGTCGTGGCTCAAGTTATCTGACGCGCTCGCAAGCCCGCCTACAGGCGTGCCCGCCGACGACGTATTGACGCCATTCGCTCAGGCTATGCCTGACGAGTACAAAAACCCCGACGCTGTGCTGGCATACCGTCAGTATTATGTCGGCGAGAAATATAGGTTCTTAAACTACCGCAACCGACGACGCCCCTTGTGGGTCGAAGAGGCTATCGACGTTAACGCGTTGACACATTAAATGTTTACATGTTAACACATGTGGCACTGTATGCGCAGCTGTCACCTAAACCAAACCATGGAGGAAATGATGGGTTCTATTAATAACGTAATACTTGAAAGCGTAGCACTACAGACAAAGACGCCGACTGCGCCGATCATGATCACAGGCAAGCCCGGCGAGGGCAAGTCGGACTCTTGCTATAATATATTGGACGCGCAGAACGTACCGCGTGACCGCATCAAACGTGTTCATTTGGGTAACTACGACCGCGTCGAGCTAGGAGGCGTCCCCGAGATAGCGACGCACGACGCTACTGGTGAGCGTATCACTGTGTTTCGCCCGACTGATGTATTCGCCGACTTCGTTGAAGGCTCAGGCATCGGTGGTATCATACTTGAGGAAGCTGCCACCCAAGACAAGGACATGCAGCAGTTCGTGGCGCAGTTCACGCTCGACCGTGAGACATGCAACTTCAAGCTCGACCCACAGGTTCGCATACTTCTGACGGGCAACCGCGCCGAAGATAGGGCAGGGGCCAAGCCGTTACTAGGCCACCTCAACGACCGCCTTTGGTTTCAGGATATGGAGACATCGCTCAACGACTGGTGCGAGTGGGCCATGCAGAACGGCGTACCCGCTGACGGTATTGCGTTCCTGCGCTTACGTCCGAACCTTCTCAACGACTACGACCCCAACCGTAGATCCAACCCAACGCAGCGTTCGTGGACTAAACTGTTCACTGAGGCACCGGACGATATCCCCAACGAAAACTATATGTCCATCGCCACTGGTAAAGTCGGTGAGGGTGCGGCAGCTGAGTGGGTAGCTGCGCGTGACATGATGAAGAAGATGCCAAGCATCGACGTCATACGCTTGAAGCCCGACGTTACCGAGGTGCCGAAAGAGCCTGCTGTACGCTACGCCGTAGCGACTAGCCTCAGCATGACAGCAACGCCCGACAGCTTCCCACGTGACATGGTCTACGTCGAGCGCATGCCGAAAGAGTTCATGATGGTCTACCTGACCGACGCCATGAGACTGCACCCCGAGATACTAGAAACCACAGAGTTCCAGCAATGGTCTGTGAAAAACCAAAACATCTTTCTGTAGGAGGAAACATGGAACACGCAACTGCAAAGCAGCTTTGGAAGCTGAATGATCTGGCGCTGAAATGCCAAGAAGCCAAGCCCGTACTTTCGATCAAACGAGGGGCTTTCACTATCACCCTGCCAATGAGCAAGAAGGAAGCAAGCCTACAAATCCAGACGCTGCTGCTCAAACTGGCTGAACAGGAGGCTAAACTATGAACATGCAAGCACAACTCCAAGCGGCGATTGACGCCGCTGCTGCGTCGGCTCCGGGCGGAATCAATTTCGACGTCGACGCACCTGTCGCTGTAGACCCTTGTAATATTACAAGCACCGACGAACTTACTTGCGCACCAAAGCGTGAGCTAATCAAGGTCAAGGAACTGTCAGAGAAGGCTATGCTCTGCTCGTTATCTATCAGCACCTTTTCAGCCTACAAGCGTGACGACGAAGCCACCGCTGAGTACGGCGCTGGTAATGTGAGCAAGCACTTGTTCGCAAGCAGCGACAACCGTGTGAAGAAGCTCAACAACTTGTATGTAGATATGCAGAGTTACCTACGCAAGAACACCGTACCCTACGCATGGGGCAAGGGCATCTACATGCTCGCAGCGCGGGAGTATTTCAACATCACCGCCGAGCTACGTGAGAAGGCGCGTGTTATTGATATTAAGCTGAATGACTTGGTGGCGAACTGGAATACTGTTGTACAGACCGACTTCGCTCGCCTCTATGCGATAGACCCTAAGCTCGCCAGCTACGACGACTACCCCGCTGATATCCGCAGCAAGTACGGCCATGAATTGAACTTCATGCCTGTGCCAAAACCCGATCACTTCGACCCTAGGTTCGGTATGACTGACGCAGATAAGGCGTCGTTGCAGCGCCAGCTTGACGAAGCGGACATGCGAGCGTCGACGCACGTTATCAAGCAGCTGATGGGGCCGATGCAAGCCGCAGTCACACACCTGACCAAGCCTGTCGAGGACGTGAAGGTCTTTCACAAAAGCCTGATTACCAACATGGTTGAGGTGGCTGATCGTATGAACCGCGCCAATGTAAGTGATGACCCCGCTGTGCAAAAGCAGATCGACGATCTGTCACGGCTGGCATCCTCTATTAGTACCGACAACGTCAAGCATGACGCCGATGTACGCCGCACCGCTAAGTCGGATATCGAAACCCTTATGAAACGCATGGAAGGACTTGTGTAATGGCAGATAACAAAGCCAAGCTAACTCTTATGATAGAGGTGCATGACGATCATATCACTATGGATATGGATTCGTCGGATGCGTTCAACCGCCTATCTACGGACGTACATCTAATGGCGATGAAGTGTATTATCCAAGCCATTGCCCAGACAGGCATGGAGATATGTGACGCCGACGACGCGGCAGATGACGAGCAGCAAGCGAAAGCCGACACCAGTGCCATGTTCGAGCGTGTGATGGGAAGGCAGAACTGATGGGTATTTATGAAGCATATGTTCGCCTGTCAGTCACCCGTCGTGTGAACGTAGCCGCGTCTGACATCGACAGCGCCGAAGATATTGCCATCGAGGAAGCGCAAGCGCTGACGGGTGGCGTCGATGGCGAGGTGGATCGCATTGAATTGGTTTCAAACAAGGATGGATATGATGACGACCCAAGAGAAGATTGATCTGCTGAACCTGATCAAACGCATGGAGACACGCTGCGATAACTTGCGGCTGTCATTTAAAAGCCAAGGCAGCACATATCAGCACGACATGAATGCCATGCTGTGTCAGTTAAATCTAATCAAACGTGTTTTGCGGAATCAACCTGTTAACGCGTAAACAAATGGAGGGAAACATGCGGGGCAAGGCTTACAGACGTGCGCAACAGGAGCGCATGGTTAATAGGGCGCTTCAAGCGCGGGTATTTGTGGGGTTTAGTTGGTCCGAATCCCGCGAAACCGAGGAAGAAAAGTATTTACGCGCTAAGAAAATGGCAAACAATCTTGCGAAATGTTCTTGCGAAATGTGTACGGGCCACAAGCGCGGCCCCTTTGCAGAGCCTACCATGGCTAAACTTAAACATGATGTGTCAACGCATCAACAAATGGAGGAGCATAAATATGCAACCAGCGATAGTTAGTGTGCCTATGGGCAACGGTATGTCTCGCGGTGAGGTCATACCCGTCGACACTAATGACGTCGACTACCAAGTGCTAAGCCAGCAGGAACAAGCCGAGCTTGAACGTCGTGTCGAGAAAGCAAAATCACTGCTCGTTCTTGACCGCCCATTCTACGGGATGGCTGTGAGTAAGCGCGAGATAATATACGACTACAATACGCCGACCGCGTCGATGGACGGCCGCGGCCAGATGCGACTGAACCCGTATTGGTGCTTTCAGCGCACCGTCCATGAGTTGATCTTCTTACTCGCGCATGAAGCTCTGCACTATATGCTCTGTCACTCCCTGCGTATGGGTAATCGTAATGCTACCATGTGGAACATCGCTTGCGATGAGGTAATCAACGACACGCTGATCGAAGACAAGGTCGGTACGTTTATCGAAGGTGGTGTGACGTTTGACGGTGCGCGTAATCATAGCGCCGAAGAGTTATACACTGATCCGCCAGATGACGACGGTGATGACGACGGTGATGACGAAGGAGGCAGAGGACGTCGGAAACGTAACGGCGGTATCGGTAACGACGTAGCCCCACCACAAGACGGACAAGGCCAGCCACTCAGCGAGAGCGAAATAAAAGAGCTTGAGGGTAGGGCCAAGGTCGAGGCTATACAAAATGCCAAGGCTGCTAAGGCACAAGGCAAGCTGTCTGCAAATCTTGAGCGCATGATTGACGAGATAATCAACGTCAAAACACCATGGTACGATATCCTTGAGCGGTTCATGACCAACAAGATACGCTCTGGTAAGTCGTTTAAGCGCCCGAACCGCAAGTTCATATCCAAGAACATCTATCTCAAGGGTAAGGACAATCTTCCTCAGATGGGTGAGATTGTTATAGGCGTCGATACATCTGGCTCTATTCAACAGCCTGAGTTGAATGCCTTTAACGCCCACGTCGACCGCATCATTGAAACCTGCAACCCAGAGTCGGTGACGGTTATATATTGTGACGCCGAGGTTAATCACGTCGACGTCTTCGAACCTGAAGACTTTCCAGTACGTCTGTCGCCGCATGGCGGTGGCGGTACGGCCTTTGACCCTGTGTTCGACTACATCGACGAGCACAAACTAGACCCCGAAGTCGTGGTCTATCTAACTGATGGCTACGGCAATCAGGACGACTTCACTTCCAAGCATGAGACAGTCTGGCTGACCACTGGCTCCACCGATTTTGCGTGGGGCACCGTGATTGAGTTCGACATCAACGCTTAACCCCATAGCCATAGAAGGAGAAACACATGGCATATGTTCGTAGAACTGACACCTTAATACATGAGGTTATAAACAAAGTGCGCGACATGGAGCGCGTTGCCCTCAACCCGTACGATATTGAAGGTATCAAGGCCGATACCCCTGAGTACAACGAGTTGTACCACATAGTAGAGGACATTGTGTGGAAGGGAGCACCTGAGTTAAAAGGTAAGCTGCCCGATGAATGGCTGGAAAACTGCACCTACAAGGAGGTGCGGTTGAAAATCCCCAACCCAGCTGATCCTACAGATAGGAACACGACGATCACCGTTGACATAACGGTTCCAGATGGCGCTGCAAAGTTTAAGTTGACCCCCCAATACAACGAGCGGGATCGCTACTACGGTCGGCCAACAGCCAGCGTTTCGGTAGACGCCGAAGACGTGCCGCCGCTGACGACCAAATGGTTCGAAGACCGTGCGGCCAAAGTAGAGAAGCGCAGGGAAATCTCCGCTGAGTATCACGATACCGCGAACAAGCTGTCTGCTTTTATGAAAGCTCATGCCTCTCTGAATACCATGTTGGAGGCAATGCCAGCGTTCGAGCATTACGTTCCGCAGTCATTCATGGATCGTTTGCGCAAGCCTAACAAGAAGCGCGAGAGCCACGGCGTCAAGATAACAATCGCCGAAGAGTTGAATATCGACACTAACAAGCTGGCAAGCATGGCTGTCGGCCACCGCATGCTGACTGCGGGATCGCAGTAAACCCCCCTCATCTAGTAAAGGAAATTTAAAATGGCAAAACAATCTATAGCGAAGATGGCTAAAGCCAATGGCGTTAAACCTGACACCGCATACAAGCGTATATACCGTGGTGTAAGTGTAGCAGAAGCTACCTCTGCTCGAAAACATCAAGTAAACCGTAACCGTAAGAACAAGATGCGCCACGGTAGGAAAGCCGAAATAGTCTGGGCGCATCTCATAACTGATCCTCTGGCTCGCCCCGTCGACGTCCATAGAGCAACCGGCGTTTCATACGGCTACGTCCATAAATTGATGAGTAAAGTCGGTACGCCGCGTGAGGTGTTTGAGAAGGAAGCGCAAGCCGCTATTCCAGTCGCGCCGACGACATCAAGCCGTACCCGTAATACTGTCATAGCTGCTGCCATCCTCATAGTCATCACAGCATGGATGGTAGCTGCGCTGGGGGTTTGATTTCTTGACCCAGTGCTAATCCCAGTCGGCGGTGGGTTAGGTCAAAAACACCGACAGCGCGGCAATCAGCACCTCCATGATTTCTTTGTTGAGAGGCCGCGCATTTAATCAACGGAGAAATGAATGAGACTTTACACAGATAATAACGGACGTTGGGCTGGCACACAGTCCGACGCCAAACAGTTCGACACCTTTGAGCAAGTCGAGGTGCCAACTGACAAACCAACCTTGTTGGAGTTCTTGAACAAGCACAGTGTGGGCGGCGATGGGTTTCGTGTTGACGCTCTCGTTGATGATGACTGGGAGATGCCCGCCGCAAAGACGCACCCGCTGTCATGCAGTGCTAACCCCAACGTCTTCGACGTACGCGATGCCGTACTGAATTGCGACCGCAAAGACTTGGCCGCTGCGCTTGGTGCCATCATCTCAAGACTGCACGACGAAGTGGAGGAAGCAGCATGAAAATTGACGAAGGATATTTTAACTGTGAGACGCGCCGTACCGAGGATTGCGATCACGGCCCATGCACGGAGTACGTCGTGGCTGAGCTAGGCATACGCTTTTACCTATACGACAACGAAATAACGTTGGTCTCGTTTCATGAGGA